TTTCTGAGAAAAGCGGGCCGTTCTTTGGGTGGGATTTTGTTTAAAGCGTCTTCTACCTTTTGCTGGAGTCGGATCGCAGTCATCTTTTTAGACAATCTGTCGCCTGGGATGATTAATGGTCCTTCTACTTTGAATGAGGTCAAAGTGGCGGGACTGCCTTTGGGGTTTCTAGTTACCATTGTTTTTATCCTTTATATATATGATTCTCAGGTTAGCACGGTTATCTATGTTTTAAATGATAAGTGAAATAGTGGATTTTCATTGAAGGGTATAAATAATTTATATAGGTCTATCTGGTTAAAATACAGATAACCGTGTATTATAAAAATATAGAAACAAATTAAAAGCGACTCCGGCTTAAGGGAGAGGAAAATAAAATGAAAAACTTAAAAGTATTATTGGCCCAGCTAAAAGTAGCAAAAAAATATAACAACAAAACTAGAATTGTTAGTTTATTGTTAGAAATGACTAGATATAACGAACCCGTAGCTAAAGCCAATCCAGAAAACACTCAGGTAGCCACAACCGCCAAGTATTATGCTGATGTGTTTGGTTATTTGTTGAACGCTATTAATAAAGAAATAGAGAAACTAGAGACTGAAAATCCCGTAGTTACCCCGGAGAGAGTCCGGGCGGCTAACTTAGCCCATCAAATATTCATGGCCGGCACTGCTAGACAGAAAGCAGATGTTTGTAGAAAGTTAGGGATATGGGGGACAGCCGGTCAATTATCTTGGGTGATTGACATCCTCAGGAAAAATATCGGTTGGACAACCAACGCAATAGAAAACAACTTATTACCTAGAGACGTGCAATACTTCATCTATCATCACAGAGACTTATCCCAACAGGTGTTATTAGACCCCGAAGTAGTATTTTAATAGTCCCGTCCGAAACGACGATAAACTAAAAATAAAAGGAGAAAAACGATGATAGAAAATCAACAAACAATGCTAGAGAAAATAAAACAATTAATAAGTAAGTCGGTCCATAAAGAGATGGCATGGGTGAATATTGTATCCCAACTAGGAACCAGGTCAGTAGATTGTACTATTCGCCAGGATTTAGACGAAGCAATTAGAGACGGGTTTTTAAAGTTTCGCTATGTAAAAGGAGAGAAGTATATTTCAGTGGTAGAACCACATGAATAAACCAGGTGCGCCTATTCCGTTGTCAGAAATGACACGAGATGAGCTAGAAGAGTCAGTCAGGCGACTCCTGAAAGAAAACGAAGCCCTGTTTAAGACCGTGACCAGTCTTAGGCAGAAAAACCAGAGGCTCCATCAGGAGCTAAAAGAGTTAACCAAATAACCAACAAAGAGGGAAAAATGGATAGACAGCAATTAAAAATAGCTTACGAAAATATATGTGAGGAGCATTGCCTTACCTTTGAAGAAAAGAAGGAAATGGTTTCACAGTTTTTACAAGACGAGGAAATGACAAAAAAAATAATAGCCTCTTCGTCAGAGGCGGAGCTTAGTTGTATTGTGCTAAAAGAACTAAGCAACATGGTAGTGAACGGTTTAAACGGAGTCAATTTAACCAAATAGGATAAAACTTTTCTCTTTGGAGCAAGCAAAGAGAGCCTATCCTGAGAGATTCGTTTAGTATCTAACCGTTCCTATTCCAGCATCAAAGAAAGGAATAGAGAACACACTAAAGGCAATAGCAGAACTCATGACAGTATCATCATGACCAGCTATTGCCTCTCTTTTTCTCCTGGTACCATTGATTGATTCCCTAAAGTTGAGTAGTTCAGATTTTAACTCACAATCCGGGTAGATCACCTGATCACGCTCCAATAGTAATAATAATCTATCCGTGGCGACAATCTTAGATGATTCAGTGGTGTTCACAGCCTCAATCTTGCACCATGGCATCTTGTTTATTAAATCCTCAAGTATTAACCGCCCGCCTGAATTACTTTCCACCCCCACAACAGACGGGCGATATTGACTTAATATCTGTACCGTGTTCACTAAGTTATAATCCTTACTCTTATTATTCTCTCGGTACATCCTGACTAATTGGTATGGATTAAAACTAACATCCCAAATAGTCAAGCAGAAATAATCAGAACCACCAAATGCCGGATCAATGCCGGCTATGTATTTTCTACCTTGCATAGCGTTCTGGAATACGCCTCTAGCACCTCTTAATACTAATTCCTGTGGATAGAGTGCGTTTACTGCTTCCTCAAAGTTTAGGTCATATTCTCTCTGTAATTGAGCGTCGGTTAATTTCTGCCTGTCCTTCACTTTCTGTAAGTAATTCTCATCAGAGGCATAAACCGGGTGAGATTTCCAGTGTACAAAAAACTTGCACCAATGATTGTCAGACCAATACAGGACAGGTGGTAATTCTCCTGTCCTGATGCCTCGGCAAATATTTAATATTTCTTCTGATTCGTTCCCCTCTCGTAACATCTCCCAATAGAAACCTTGTTGACCATTTGGGGTACTCATTAATATTGTCTTAGCTTTATCACCTAACATAGAAGTAGCGGGCTGTGCTGATGCGTATATCGTTTCTACCCCTTCCACAAAAGCACATTCATCAAATACTACTACTGCCACCGAAGGAATACCACGGGCGGCGTTAGGTGTTGATGCTTTAAAGATAATCCTGCCACCATTCAATAATTTTAAATCTTTTTGGTTGTTAGTTTCAAATGCTAAGTCAGGATAGGTGACAATCATATCTCTTACTCGCTTGGCGATGTCACTAGAGTCTGATTGAGTTTTGGAGAATACCACTGCAACGAAACCAGGATCGTTTGATGCCTGCCATAATAACCAGTTGCCAATAAATTCTGTGGCTCCTAATTGCCTTGATTTGCATAAAACGATACCAGAATGTTTTTCTATTTGTTCTAAAAATTGCTCCTGCCAATCATACGGAGTGAATGGTATTAACTCACGCCCCGACCGTATCTGGCATTTCTTAGCAAACTCCACCCATGATAATTTCTCTTTAGTGTCGGATGATTTTATTTTATTCTTTAAAAATCTTGTGGCTGATGCGGTCGTTAATGGCGTTAACAGCTCTTTTGTTGAACGTGAAGATTTCTGCATTATAATTATAGAAATTAATTAGTTAAAATATATCTATGATTATATGTGGAATTGATCCAGGTTTGAAGGGTGGAATAGCTATTATAGATGGCAATAAGGCGTTTACTTATCCTATTCCTATTTCTGGTAAAGATATTAATGTTTCGGCGTTGATTGAGACATTAAGAAGTCATAAAGTTGAGTTAGTAATATCAGAGCAGGTTCATTCTATGCCAGGACAGGGAGTCGCTTCTACTTTTTCTTTTGGCAAAGGTTACGGCATGGTGTTAGGTGCGGTGATGGGAGCGGGAATACCGTTAGAATTAGTAACACCTCAGAAGTGGAAAGGATCGGTATTGAGTGGTACGGCTAAAGATAAAGATGCGGCGATAGATTTCTGTACCAGACGTTATCCGCAGGTTAATTTGATTTTACCAAGATGTAGGAAGCAACATGATGGCATGGCAGATGCTTTATGTATTGCTCATTATGGGTTGCTGATTTATTTGAGAGATGTGGCGTAACAAGGTATAATAATCTCATTAGCGTTTTTGGCCGATTGGGGAGGCAGTGAACTCATAATTCACCTTAAGGCTGGTTCGATTCCAGTAAGACGCATTATTTTGTTAGCTTCGCCTCGTACTTTTGCCCAAATATTTCTACTCCACCGGGTTGAAATGCTAAGATTGCGACCGCCCTAGATAACTTGGCAAATAACCCGTCCATCAGGATAATAATGAGTATAAAGTTTGGTTATTTTCTCTAGGTTATAGCCAATACTTCTGAGGTAATTACAAAAACATTGTCCAACGCTAATATCAGGGACAGAACCTAGTGGCAAGGTATAACCAGAGTGTTCTAATTCGCTGATGATTGAATTGTTTAATTCTTCAAAGATTGAGAAATAACCAACTTCTATTTTTGTCCTAGCTTTGTAGTAAAGTAGGCGGTCATACCATTCAAGATTGTGCTTAAACTTGCCTGTTGTGGTTTTACCTGTTTCTAGTAACGTCTTAATATGCTGGTTACACCAAACATGAAACCTTGGACTAATCCACTGAGCGAAGGCTATCGCAACGAGAGGATGAACCCACATAGTTTTAATAGCAGGAAAACCTTTGGACTCTACAACAATAAGGGTTTTATTGTTTTCCTGAATTTCCAGGAGATCAGACTCCTGCAAGGCTTTCAGGTATTCCTTAGCATTTTCGGTTGCGATCCAGTTGTCAAACCTTGCATCATTAGCTTTTGCCATTTGGGTAGCGTTGACATACCCGTCGCCATCTCTTTGGGTTATACTGTTTCCTTGATATGATAAATTACTCATTGTGACCTCTCCATTTAGGTTACATCCCCTGTGGTCCCGGTATTCCAGTACCAACCAGCGAGGGGAATTTTTATATAAATATTTTACCATAAATATCGTAATTGCGATTCAATCTGCTAGAATAAAAAACAGTTTTTAATAACAAGAAACAGTGAAGAAAATAAAACAATTTGACCCCAATCAAATACCTACTGAGATAAAGTTAGTACCCGTAGAGGAATTAAAACTTTACCTATTGAATGCAAAAAAACATCCACAATCACAAATAGAATTACTAAAAAGATCAATTGATTTGACCGGGTTCGATCAGCCTGTTGTGGCGAATAAAAGGGATATGTCTATTATCAAAGGTCATGGTCGTTTAGAAGCGGCTATCCAAAAAGGTTGGCCGGTCGTCCCTGCGATAATAGTAGATGTGTCACCGGATGTAGCTGATAAGGCTAGGTTATTAGATAATAAATCCGCTGAGGGTGAATATGATATTGAGAAGTTGTTAAAAGAACTGACACGGTTTCAGGATGATATTGATGCTACTGGTTATGGTCGGGAGGAGTTAGATAAGTTATTGATGGAGTTGGAAAGTCAGACGGTGGGGATTGAGGTGGTTGAGAGTGAATATAATAGTGAGACCTTCGTACCAGAGGCAGAGTATGAAAGAGATGCCGAACCAGAAGGCATGGAACCAAAAGAACAAAAAGAAGGAGTCACAAAGGAAATAGACGTTGATTCTTTTAGTTTTAATCATCAATGTCCTAAGTGTGGTTTTGAATACAATGACTAATCCTCACGCATGGTTTTTGACTGATTTAAAATCAGTACCCCAAAAAGACATAAAAGTATTTTCTACTTTTGCCTGTGGTGGTGGCAGCACCATGGGCTATAAATTAGCGGGCTGTCAGATGATAGGTGCTAATGATATTGATCCAGAGATGGCATATCACTACAAACTCAATCACCATCCTAAATACTATTTTCTTTGTCCTATTAAAGACTTATTAAAAAAAAACTTACCACAAGAATTATATGAGTTAGACATATTGGATGGTTCCCCGCCGTGTTCTGCTTTTTCTATGGCAGGGAATAGGGAAAAAGATTGGGGCAAGAGAAAGAAGTTTAGAGAAGGGCAATCCGTTCAGGTATTAGATGATTTATTCTTTGACTATCTGGACTTAGTTGACCGATTAAGACCTAAAGTATCTATTGCAGAAAACGTCAAAGGAATGATTCAAGGTAACGCCAAAGGTTATGTCAAGATGGTATTTGACCGATACAAAGAGATTGGTTATAGACCACAATTATTTCTTGTTAATGCTGCTGACTGTGGGGTTCCCCAAAAGAGAGAACGGGTATTTTTTATTGCTATTCGGAATGATATTTCTGTTGACAAGTTGGTATTAAATCCTAAACATAGGTGGATTAGTGCGGGTGAGGCTACTAGTGATTTACAGGTTTTGACTCAGGATGAGATAGAAGAAACGCTATTCTCAAGTAACTACGACAAAAAATACTGGCATTTAACAGAAGAAGGAGAAGACTATTCGTTTGGAGTAACACGAAACGGAGAGACCAAGAGAAAATTATTTCACCATGTCAAGTTAAACAGCAAAAAACCATCTTACACTTTAGCCTCTGCCTATGATTCATTCAAACACTGGAGCAGTCCTAGAAGACTAACTTTCAGAGAATGGAAACGCCTAGGCTCCTTCCCCGACGATTACCAAGCAAGAAACGACAAAATAGGCAAATACATTATAGGAATGTCAGTACCGCCAAAAATGATGTATGAAGTGGCTAAAGCAGTTATTGAGCAATGGTTGACATAAACAAATAACGACCAGGTCCCCCTAGTCGTTATTAAAATCATTCCATCAATTCTCTTATTAATTGGTTAAGCCAATCAGACCTAGTTACCCCCTGATCTAAAGCTAAACTACTTAAAAACTCTTTACACTCCGGCTCTAGGGTGAAGGATACTTTCACTCTAGCGGCGGAGCCTTTCTTTTTGGCTCCAGAGTTGGGGCGGGGTCCCCCACGGTTTTCTGTTTTCTTTTTCATATTTTATTAGTGAATACCGGACCGGGTGAGGGTCCGGGTGATATACCTGCTAGAAGTTGTATTGATCATCTGGTTCAGGACATTCAGGCAAAAGAATATTCTTGTCTAGTCCGTCCAGTAAGTTCCAGAAATTGCCTGTAAGTTGATTTCTTTCAATCAACCTAGCAATCCCAATCAATTCAAATTTGCCTGGGTTGTGGTCCGATGCCAACAGCCGAAGGTGAGATGTCTTCTCTATGTCTAACTCAATGATGTCATCATCGGGACCGTGAATAGATTTTAGGCGGTTAAGCAGGATTACTTTAATACCTTTATTTGACAAGTATTTCTCTAATTTCTTGGCTTTATTTGCTAAAGCGTCTCTTCCTATTGTTGGTTTCATTTTTTGTCCTTTGTATTTAATATCTACATTTCCTATACTAGATTAATACTTTTGAATTGTCAATACATTTTCAAAGATATTTTAAATCTTTTTTGGGTTCCTTTGTTCTCAATGGTTTCATGGTAAAAATAAAATAAGCCCGTCCTGTTTCGGGAGGGCGGGCCAGCGAGAATTAGATCAGTGATTTAACCTGCCATATATTTCTTCAGTGCGTCGCATGGCTTAATTCCACACTCCATATAAGCGGTTTGATTACCCGCCAAAATCCAACTCTAATTGTTTAGGTTCCGGGTTATCTATCGCCTCTAATATCTTGTCAATACTTAATACCTGAGTCATCGCTTCTGTGCTTCTGTTCTGGAGTTTATCTATCGCCGATGCAAGGGAATTAAAATTACCAATCTGTTTTAATTTACTAAGTCCTGCCACCTCTTCGTCCTTCACTTCTTTGATTAGGTCTGCTGTTAACTGGCATAACTGGATCACTATACCTGTCTGAAAGTTGGCAATAGTTTTCTGTTTATCTTGCCACTCCTGTAATTCCTGTAGGTGTTTATCCTGCCAGACCTGATCGACTACATCCTGAGAATGAATATCAACGAACTGAAAAGCCTCTGACATTGACTGCCATTCTTTGCTATTAGCCCAACGGGAAATAGTGGCGATAGATACACCAAAAAGACTGGCTAACTTTTGGTAATGCCAGATTTTCGGGTTTTTGAAATGTAATATCGCACATTTTCTAATGCGGTCTTTAGCCACTATTTCCCCTTCTGTTTATTATTCCTTAATAATTATATTAATCTCTAATCACAGCTTTTCCGTTTAAAATATCCTCTAACTTTACTTTTCCGGTTGCCATGTCTTTACCAGAACGAACCGAAGCACCTTTTGTATAATTATTTTTAGTTCCCGTTGGTGTTCCCATTCCTATATTATTATTATCAGATTTAAAACAGGAGCTGTAAGATAATGACTGTTGGATGCGTTGCATTTTCCCCGCCATAGTCAAAGGCACTCCTTGAGCGTCGGTTTCTATGTTCCCGTTTTTATCCACAAAGAATATCTCATCGTTTTCCTCTTTAACAGAAGACATTATTTTTAATTCAACGTTCTCATAGGGGCTATCATCTGAGTTTTGCATATTCAGAACTTGAGGATCGCTCGGTAAAATACCGCCCGCTTTTACAAATTCAGTGAAAATAGCTTTTTTTAATTCAGCATTTTTTCTCTCTTTTCTCTCATTAGCGGCCGCCGCTTTTAGTTCTTCATTCTCTCTTTGCAATCCTGATACTACTTGTTTAGCCGCTTGTTGATAAGCCAAATCAGGAGATTCTGATCTTTTCTCTTGTGGAGTAACAACATCAGGAGTAACTGGTTTATCACCACCCAAAGAAAACAGTTCAAACTGTTGTTGTAATTGAGCTAACTGCTTCTGCTGTGCGTCCTGCTGTCTTTTTAACTCTTTATTTTCCTTTTCTAACTGTTTACCTCGGTTTCTTTCCTTAATCATCGTCATTTTAGTAACTTCTAATTGTTCCTCTAGGGAACGCTCGGAGGGTGCTTCTTCTAAGTTAGAATCGTCGGCTATTTGATTTTCTTCCATAGTGTTTTAATGTTATGATTTATCAATGATTATAATACATAAAAAGGTTATATGAGCGATACTAACAAAGATTTTCCCAATTATGAATCATTATTTTACCGTGAGGCACACAAGAAATTAGAGTTTGTAGATGATATGTACGAGGGTCGGAGTGTCTGGTATTCTCCACTTGAGGGTATTTATAATGGCGAAAAAATTATGCGTTATCTGCCCAGAGAGTCAGGGGAGCCTAGCGATCAATACCACAAAAGAATAGCTAACTCTTATTTTCGTAATGTATTTAGAGATTCAATCCAAAGTACAGCCGGGTTCCTAAACTTTGTATTAAATGAAGACGTATTAGAGTCACTGTTAGAACATAAAGACAATATAGATGG